AAATTTTTTGGGGCGCGAAGATCGGTTGGACCCCGCCGCAGTCAGGAATCTCTCTCCCGGGCCCGGTCGGGGTCGGCTGCGCGTAACTATGGGCGGGTGACTGTCGGTGGCCGCCGGACGCCGGCAACCCAAGCTGCCCGGGATCACCGCACCGCGGGGGTCGGCGCCGGTCGCCCGCGTCCGCCGCGGTGTCGACACCCAGCTCGCCCAACAACGGCGCATGGGCCAACTGGAACGGGTCGACGAAGGCTTGGTCGCCCTGGCCCGCACCTTGGCCGACTCGATGGACGCCGAAGTGCTCGACCCGGACGGGTCGCGGTACACGATCGGGAACCTGTCCGGCCGTCTGCTGCCCGTCCTGTTAGAGCTCCGCGGTGAACGTCGCGACACGGCGACCGGCGACAGCTACGACGCCGAGATGGCCGCGATCATCGGCGCGCTACGCGACGGCGAGGGACGGCGACCGACCGACGATCGGTGACAGCACAGTCGGCGCCCTGTACCGGCTACGCCGCGCCGTGCCGTACCGCTGGCAATGGGACGTGGCCGACGTGGCCGGCGAGCTCAACGACACCGGGACCGGGTTCCGCTATCCGATCGTGGTGCTGTCGGTGCCGCGCCGCGCCGGCAAGTCGACCCTGACCCTCGCCGCGAACCTTGACCGGATGGACCTGATCGACGACGCCCGCTGCTGGTACACCGCCCACACCCGCGAAGTCGCGGCGAAGCTGTACCGCGACGAATGGGTGCCGATGCTCGACCCGCTGGCCCGCCTGTACCGGCTCCGCAAGTCGCAAGGCTCCGAAGGCGTCCACAAACGGCGCGGGTCGTCACGGCTGCAACTGTTCGCCCCGAACGCCGGCGCCTTGCACTCGACGAACGCCGACACCGTCACCGTCGACGAGGCGTGGGCCTTCGACGCCGACACCGGCGAAGCCGTCGAAGCCGGGATACGCCCCGCCCAGCTCACCCGACCATGGCGACAGACATGGATCGTGTCCGCCGGCGGGACGATCGAAAGCACCTGGTGGGACCGCTGGTTGTGCGCCGGTGAACAAGCCACCCCCGGCGTCGCCCTGTTCGACTTCGGTGCCGACCCCGCCGCGCCGGACTACGACCCGTCCAACCCCGCGGTGTGGTCCGCCGCCCACCCGACCGCCGGTGTCGCCTTCCCGCTGGCCGTGCTCCAACAGGAATGGGACACCCGCCGGTCCGACGCCGACTTTGAACGCGCCTACCTGAACGTGTGGCCGCGCCCCAGCCTGGTCGCCGCCGCCGGTGCCGGGCTCGACACCGACGCCTGGTGGAGCTCGGCGCATCCCGACGTCATCCCCCGCCCGGTCACCGCGATCGCCGTCGACATCGCCGCCGACCGGTCGCGCGCCGCCGTCGCGGTCGCCGCCCGCACCGGCGACGACATCGTCGTCGAAGTGGTCGACGCCCGCCCCGGTATCGGCTGGCTGGTCGGCACCGTGCGCGACGTCCGCCGCCAGCATCCCGGCGCGGTGGTCGTGGCCGACAGCCTGGTCGCCGCGTCGATCATCGGGGAGCTCAACCGCGCCCATGTCGTCGTCGACCCGTACGGCGCGTCGGACCACGCCAAGGCGTGCGGCACGTTTGTCGACCTACTCGCCGCCGGACGCCTGTCCCACCGAGCTCAAGCCGTGCTCGACGACGCCGTGGCCGGCGCGGCCCGCCGTCCGCTTGGCGACGCCTGGCTGTGGTCGCGGTCGCGGTCCGGGGTCGACATCTCCCCGCTGGTCGCGGTGACCCTCGCCGCGTACGCCGCGCACACCCGCCGACGCACCGGCACGGCCGCCGTGGTCGCCGTCCAACAGGACGCGGGCTATGTGGGTACCAGACGACCCGTCCGCGGCCCGCAGAACGCACTACAGCGCCGTATCCCTTCCTAGTTACGCGTAACGACGGCTAGCCACGTCCCCGATGGGACGGGTGCTCGACTTTCTGATCGGACCACCCGAACCACCGCGCCCCCGCGTCGAAGCCCGGGCCGGCAGTGTGGCCCTGGCCCGCGGTGGCACCCCCCCTGGCAGCGGACGGCTGCCGTGGGGCCGCGGGCCAGGGCTCATGCCGATCGAATGGGCCGGCCAGGCGGCGCCGTGGTGGGACCGCGAAGGCGCGATGTCGCTGCCGACCATCTCCCGGTCGCGTGACCTGATCTGCTCCGCGGTGGCCGCGCTGCCGTTCACCACATGGGCCGTCGACCCCAACCAGGTGCCATCCGTCGAACGGCGCCGCCCCGACCCGACATGGGCGCGCCGCCCCGACCCGAACCGCACCCGCCAATGGATGCTGGCATGGACGGTCGACGACCTGTTCTTCTACGGCGAAGCGCACTGGCAGATCGTCGACCGCTACGCCGGGCTCGACGACTACCCGCGCACCTTCCGACGCCTGTCACCCGGCGAGCTCGGGGTCGACGACAACGGCCGGGCGACCGTCAACGGCGACCCGGTCGACCCGCGCGACGTCGTCGAATTCCTCTCACCGATCGAAGGGCTGCTGTCCAACGGCTACCGCGCCCTGAGCATCGCCCTGTCACTCGACGACGCCGCCGACCGGTTCGCCGGGACCGAAGTCCCCGCCGGTGTCCTCGAAGAACAACCCGGCGGTGAAGACCTGTCGGCCGACGACCTGTCCGCGCTCGCCGCGACGTTCACCGAAGCGCGCCGCTCGAACACGACCGCGGCAACGAACAAATACATCAAGTACCGCGAATCGACGTCGAACCCCGCGGCGATGCAACTGGTCGAAGGACGCACCTACCAGGCGCTCGAACTGGCCCGCCTGACCAACGTCCCGCCGTACCTGGTCGGCGCCCCCGCCGGGACCGGGATGACGTACCAAAATGCCGAACAGGCGAGGGGCGATTTGATCGATTTTGGCGCCCTTCCATTCATCGGGTGCATCGAACAGACCCTGTCCGGCCCGAACGTCATGCCCGCCGGTACGTCTGTTCGGTTGGACACCAACGCCTGGCTGCGGTCGCCGTTCACCGGTGACAACCCGGGCGCCCCGTCCCCGAACGACATGCAGATCGCAGACCAGACAGTGAGCACGACGCCGTGATCCGCGCCACATTCACCCCGGCCGTCACCGCGACCGACGCCACCGTCGAAGCCCGTACCGTCGCCGGTGTCGCCGTCCCGTGGGACACCCCCGGCACCGTCTCAGACGGGACCACCGTTATCTTCCGACCGGGATCGCTCGACGCCACGGCGCGCCCCGTCTTGTTGCGCGATCACGACAGCTCACGGCCGCTTGGCAGGGTGATCGGCGCGACCGCGACCCCGACCGGGATGACCGCGACCGCGCGGATCGCGCGGACCCGCGACGGCGACGAAGCGTTGGTGCTCGCCGCCCCCCCCGATCAGGTGCTCGGCATGTTCTCCGTCGGGGTCGACCCGACCGACTGGACCTACGACCAGGCGGGCGTGATGTACGTCCACGCCGCCGACTGGCACGAACTGTCACTTCTCACGATGGGGGCGTTTTCCGACGCCCGTGTCGCCACCGTCACCGCCACCCGGGAGGGAACAATGGACCTGAACACCGCTATTGCCGAGCTCGACGTCGACCCCGACCCCGACCTCCCCGACGAAGTCGACCCGGACGCCCCCGTCGAAGACGACGACGAGACGAAGGCCGAGCTGGTCCCGGTCCTCGCCAGTCGCGCCGCCGCGGTGCCGTTGCGCGCCGCCGCCGGCGCCCATCGCCGTCCGGCCGGGCTCGATCTGCGGGGCGTGGCGACGATCATGGCCGCCGGGTTCAACAAACAGGCCGGCGCACCACGTATTCAGGCCGCGTTGACCAACGTCAAGACGACCGACGTGCCCGGCGTCGTCCCCCACTACCGCGGTCAGCTGGTCCCGCTGATCGACCCTGGCATGCCATTGGTGAACGCCATCGGGAGCGCCCCGCTGCCCCCGTACGGGATGGTGATCGACTATCCGACGTGGACCGCCCCGCCGGCCGCCTACGCGATCGTGGCCGGCGAGAAGGTCCAGATCCCGTCCGGCCCGGTGACGATGGGCAACGGGACCACCAACGTCGAAACGTGGGCTCAGGGAAACGACATCAGTTTTCAGACGGCGATGCGTTCCGATCCGTCGTTCATCGAGATGTATTTGCAGGGCTGCGCGGTCGACGCCGGTCGCAAGTACGACACCCACGTCGCGACCGCGCTCCTCGCTGGCGCCACCGCGGCGACCCTGCCGACCACGGTGACGTTCGTCAATTGCGTCACGGCCCTGTACGCCGCGCTCAACCCGACGACGACCCCGCCCGGCCCGTTGTTCCTCGCGATGTCGTGGGATGTTCAGGTGGCCGCGATCGGTGTCACCGGACTGAACGGCCCGGCGTTCTGGAACATGTCGATGACCCTTGGCGACGCGATGCCCGCGTCGGCCGGTGGTGGGCTCGACATGTTCGTTGACCCGAACCTGCCGGCCAAGACGATGCTGCTCGGCTCCAAGGCCGCCGCCACGTCGTACGGTGGCCCGTCCACGTCGGCCGACGTGCGCGTCGTTGACGTCGGGCTGCTCGGTTACGACATCGGGGTGTACTTCTTCGCCGCCCTGGCGATCACCCACCCGACCGCGTTCGTCAAGCTCACCGGCGTCACCCTGCCCCTGTCCGACGACGGCGCCGCCACCACGTCGAGCAAGTCGAAGTAGGCACGGATGCCAGCGTGGACCGACGACACCGCAGTGCTGCGCGCCTTGGGCGCGTCGTCGGCCGCCGCCACCGACCCGTACCTGACCGATTGCGTCACCGCAGCCAACTCGCTGGCGTTCACCAAGCGGGTCGAAGCCGGCTACGAAGACGACCCGCTCGACAACGCGGTCGCGCCGAACGGTGCGGTGGCGCTCGGTACCACCCAACTTGCCGTCGACCTGTACCGGGCCCGCGGTTCCACCGACACGTTCGCCAGTTACGCCGAGCTCGACAGTTTCGCGCAGACGTTCGGGAACTGGTCGCTGATCCGCCGGCTACTCGGGATCGGCCGCGCGCAGGTCGACCGGTCGTTGGTCCCGACCCCGACCCTGTGGCGGCGGGGGGTGTGGCGATGAGCTCGATCGGTGACGAACGCGCCGTGATCGCCGGGAAACTCACCGCGGCCGGTGTCGCCGCCGAGCTCGACCCGCGCGCCGTCCCACCGTTCGTGCTGGTCGGCGCCCCCGCCGGTGACCGCGGCCAAGGGATCGGCGGGTGGCCGGTCGTGTTCCCGGTCCATGTCGTCGCCGCCCCCCCCGGCGACGCCGACGCCTTGGATTGGATGCTCGACCAGGTCGAACTGATCTTGCGGACGCTCGGCCCGACAGTGTGGGCCCCATCCCGGTACGGCGAAGCCGACTGGCCCGCCTACGAACTGACGTACACCCGCGACGTCACCAACCCTGACTGCTAGGAGACCCCGCCATGGCCCGCAGCGCCCTGATCCTGAACAACCCGAAACTGACCCTGGCCGACACCCAGCTCGGGCTCGAAACGGCCCCACCGTTCGAATGTCAGATCACGACCGCCGCCCTCAACCCGCAGCCCACATACCAAACCATCCCCGCAACGGGCTGCGCAGGCGCAACCCAGTCACCAGGCAGGACAGGCTGGCAGATGGACGTTTCCTGGCTTGAGGACTGGGGCGTTGCCGCCCCGGGCGGTCTGTCGCAGTACACCTTTGACCACGACGCCCAACCGGTGTGGTACCGGTTCGTGGCCGACAGTGTCCAGTACCCGGACTTGATGGCCGAAGGTCAGGTGTACCTGACGGCAGGCGCCTACGGCGGGACGTTCGGTGACGGGTCGGCGGCCCTGGCGACGGCGACGTGGCCGTGTGTCGACACGCCGACGATCACGAACACCCCCTAAGCCGATGGCCGCAGGCTCAGCAGTCCTGCGCGACCTCGCCGGCGAGCTTCGTGACGTGCCGTTCAAGGCGATGTTGCCGACCGTCAAAGCGATCAAGAAGATCGCCGCCGACGAAGGCGTCGCCATGTCACTCAACGGGAAACGGCCGGTGAAGCTACGCGCCGTTGACCGGACCATCGCCGGGAAGGGCGACGATGTCGTCGTCGTCCGTATCCAAGGGGTGCCGGTCGGGCCGTGGGTCTGGCAGACCACCGGCACCAAGGCGCACACCACCCGCCGCCGCAAACGCGGCCCGAAACGAAAAATGCTCGTCAACCATCCCGGCACCACCGGCCGGGGCCGCTGGGATCGGGTCGCGGCCCGGGCCGAACCGATCGTGAAAGCCGTGTTCACCGACTACGTGAAAGACCTCCTGTAGTGGCCGGCAACGAGGTTCGCTTCGACATCGTCGCCACCGACAAGGCGTCAAAACAGCTCGACCAGGTGGCCGACAAAGCCGAACAGGTCGAAAAGCTCGACCCGACCGTCGATGTCACCGCCGACACCAAACAGGCCGACCACAGTGTCGAAGGGTTCGCTGACCAGCTCGACAAGCTGACCGACGCCGACAAGGTCGTCGTCCTCGCGTTGCGCGCCGGCGCCGCCCAAGCCGAGCTTGGGGAGCTGGCGACGAAACTGGCGACAGTCGACGCCGCCGACCCTGACATCGCGGTGACGTTCGACCGGTTCAACGAAGTGTCAGGGCAGCTCGAAGACCTAGAAACGCAGATCAAAACGATCGGTGACACCGACGTCGACATCGGTGAAGGTGGCGGCGCCAATCTCGAACAGGCTCAGGCGAAACTGAAAGGGTTGGCGACCGAAGCCGACAACACCAAAGGCGCCGTCCATTCGATGGCCGGCAACGCGCTCGGTGACATGGCCGCCACCACGTCCGGGCTCGGTCCGCTCGGTGAAGCTGTCGGGCAGCTCACCGAACAGGCGTTGTCCGGTGAAGCCGGGCTGGCCGGGCTGGCCCAAGCCGGGCTCGGGCTCGGCGCCGTCGCCGGGGCGATGATGATCGTGCAAGCGGCGATGGACAGCTTCGCGAAAGCGCGGGCCAAGGTCGCCGCGCTCAAGAAATTTGAACACGACGACATCGACGCGTTCGCTGAATCGATCAAAAAGGGCACCGACGCCACACAGGACTACATCGACCGGATGACCGAAGCCGGCAAGGTCACCGGCGTCGTCGACCTCGCCGTCGGCAAGCTCAACTTTTCGCAGATCGAAGACCTGACCAGCATCCTCAGGGAAGGCGGGATTTCCGCCGAAGACTTCGCCAAAGGCGTCACCGGCAGCTTCGACGACCTCGCCCGGTTCGACCAGGCGGTGCGGGCGACCAGCCTGTCGGTCGCAGACCAGGACCGGATCATCTCCGCCGCGGGGAACACGTACACCGACTACGGCAAGGCGTCCGACAACGCCGCCCAGTTCACCGCGGTGTTCGGCAACAAGGCGAACATCACCGCCGGGCAGGTCGACGACCTCAAAGGCTCGACCGCCGAACTGCGCGCCAAAATGTACGAAGCCAACCGGACCGGTACGGACCTGAACGTGACGTTGGGGACGTCGGCCGGCAAGACACAGGCGTTGGAACGCGCCTACCAGGAGCTGTCCGACACCATCTCCGGGGATCAGGCGTTCATTGACCTGGAAGATCAGATCGCCGCCGTCGAAGACGCCGGGAACGCGGCGATCGTCGCCCAAAAGGAAGCGAACGACGCCCGCCGCACCGGCGCGAAAGACGCGACCGACCAGCAACGCGAAGCCGAAGCTTCGATGCGCGCCTACCAAACCGCGGTCAACCAAACGAAGGACGACATCATCCATCTCGCCGCGACCGCCGGCGCCAACCCGGTCGAACTGAAAGCGGCGCTCGACAAGGTCGACCAAGGCGACCTCAACGGCGCGAAGGCCGACGCCGAAGCCTGGTCGCGACGCAACCCCATCGTCCTCACCGCCGAAATGCGCGTCGCCCTGATCCGCGCTCTCGGGTCCGGGCTCGGCCCCGCCGTCATCGTCCCCACGATCACCACCGGTTCGGCGCCAACGACGACGGTCAACAACTTTCTGGCGGCGCCCGTCGCGGCGCGTGAGATGGCCCGCGCCCAAGGTCGCCGGGCGCGGATCAATGGCCGCTAATGGCTACCGCCCCCCCGTACGATCCGGCCGGCTGGACGACCGACCCGGCGACGTGGCCGCCCCCGATCCCCCCCGCCACCCTGTACCAGCCGGGAATGGCGTGGACGATGACCGGCCCCGGCGTCGTCCAAGGCCAGCAGGTGAACACCGGTGACCTGCTCTACGTTGTTCACCGCCCCCGCCTGTACGGCGAATTCACCTACGGCGCCGGGATGTTCGGATCGACCCCCGACCAGGACTGGACGACCGCCGACGTCGCCTGGCTCGCCTGGTACACCGCCGCGCTGCCCCCCGACCGGCCACCGCTGCCCTACTCAGGGTGCAAGTTCGGGCCCGGCTGGTGGATCATCATCGAAGGCTGGTTCAACGCCGCCGGGCGCACCTACGGCGAACTCAACTACGGCGACCAGGTGTACGGCGACCCGGTCAACGCCGCGGCGACATGGCAAGACATCACCCCGGGATATGTCGACGTGACGATCACCCGCGGCAGCAACGACGGCGCCCCCGAAGTCGACGCGCTCGAACTCAACGCCACCTGGTACGACCCCGACTGGACCAAATGGGACCTGGCCACGCCGGCCGTCTACCACCACCCGTTCGTCGGTGACCCGGTCCGTGTCTCGTTCTACGACCCGCAATGGCGCTGGTATCCGCGGGCCACCGCGGAGATTGAACAGATCACCGACGCCCAAGGCGCCCCGCCCCGGTTCGTCACGATGCAAGCGTTCGGCCACGTCATGGATTTGGACCGCACCCTGATCGCCTGGCAACGCCCCGCCGAGCTCGCGTCGGCCCGTTTCGCTGCGCTGATGTCGGCCGCCGGCTGGCGGTACGGGCTCGGCCATCTGGTCTACCCGCCCGATGTGTGGTTGCACGGCGATGAGAAACCGTCCGACGTGAAAGCCCGCGACGAGCTCGACCGCACCGCGCTGTCGGCCGGTTGGACGTTCGACACCGACCTCTACGGGCTGCCCCGCCTCCGTGTCTGGCCGCTGGCCACCGGCGCCCCGGCCGCGACCGTCGTCGACTGCGCCGACCACGGCGCCCCTGGTGTGGTCGCGACGACGATCACCTACACCGCCGACATGTCCCAACTGTTGAACATCGTGACCATCGCCAACGCGATCGGTTCGGGGGGCGCCGCCGGCCCGCCCGGCCCCGAAGGCCCGCAAGGCCCCACCGGGGCGACCGGGACCACCGGCCCGCAAGGCCCCGCCGGCCCCAAAGGTGACACCGGGGCGACCGGCCCGGCTTCGACCGTCCCCGGGCCCGCCGGCGCGACCGGACCGCAAGGCCCCGCCGGGGCGACGGGCCCGGCTTCGACGGTCCCCGGCCCGACCGGCCCGCAAGGCCCCGCCGGGGCGACCGGGACCACCGGCCCGCAAGGCCCCGCCGGGCCCGCCGGGGCGACCGGACCGCAAGGTCCCCAAGGCGACGCGGCGACCGGGCAGGTCAACTACGGCGGCGGGATCGTCAACACCGCCGAGCTCGACGATGGGGGCGACGATGTCTGACATCGGCCCGACCGTCGCCCAAGCGGTCGACGACACGTCGGTCGCGGTGTACGGCGGTCGTGACAACGTGCTCGGGTTCCCGCGGGCCGGGTTGGCGTTCGCCTACCAGGCTGACGGCGACGCCCTGGCGCGCCGTGTGCTGGCCCGCCAGTCGCGGCTGGTCACCCATGTCGACCAGGTCCAAGCCGACACGCTGGTCGACGCGGCGTGGCTACCGATCCTCGCCGGGCTCGACACCGGCGCCGTCTGGTCGGTGGTCCGTGTCCACCCTGCCGCGTGGACGATCGACGCGATCGTGGTCGGGGTCGACGAAACGATCACCCCCGACCGGATCGAAACCATCGTTCACACGACCACCGTCACCCCGACCCTGTAGGGAGCACCCATGGCCTACCCGCCCGCGAACCGGCCCGTCAACCGCACCGACGCCACCCCCCAACAAACGACGCACGCCGCCGACCACAACGGCGCGAACCAGGCGATCAATGACATCACCGCCGAGCTCGGCGCGAACCCGTCAGGGTCGGTCGCCACCGTTCAAGCCCGCTTCGACGCCGCCGACACCCGCGCCACCGCGATCGAAGCTAAAGCCACGATGTCCGGTTGCAAATGGGTGATGGCCGCGCAGACGTTCGCCGCGGGCACGAATACGGCGATGGCACCCCAGTCGGCCGGTGAGGTCACGATGAACACCGGCGGGTATATGGACACCCCGACCGCCGCCTACATCCGGCTACCTGCTAGCGGCGGGGTGTTCGCCGTCTACGCCCGGCTCAAGTCCTCGTCCGCGTTCGGGAACACGGTTGACCTGACGATCAGTGAGAGCGTCCAGACGTTGCTCGCGTACTCCCGATCCCCCGCGGGGGTCACCACCCTGACCGCGACCGGCATCACCACCCTCAACCCGGGCGCCTACGTCACGTTTGACGTGATGAACGTCGGCGTCGCGTTCTTCGCGCAATGCATCGTCAGCGTTTTCCGACTCGCCTACTAGCAAGGACCAACCTCATGAGCTTCAACAGTCTCCACGCCGCATCGATCGATCAGGCGTTGATCAACCGCACCGTCGCCTCAGTCCAACAGGAAGCCCGCAACAACCCGGCGGTGGCCGACACCGCCTACGCCGCGACGGTGATCGACAACCCGGCCGAAGGCGTCCAACTGATCTGGCCGGTCGCGTTGAACACCGAAGCCGAGTACGAATCTGCGCTGGCCGGCGACAACCCGAACCCGGGCGGTGATGAGTCGGTGATCACTGACGGGATGATTCTCGCCGCCGTACAGGCGTCGTGGCCGGCCGACACGCCGTGAACGGGTTCGGTGACGTCGACCCCGAAGACGCCTACGACGCGTCGGACCCGTACCCGACGCGCCTGTTTGTCATCGGTCAGGCGCTCGACGCCATCGGCCGGGAACCTGACCCCGACCGCCGCCGAGCTCGACGCGCCGACATCGTGCGCCTGTTGACCGCCCTGACCGACCAGGTCGCCGGCGATGGGTAGCCGGTATCTGACCGATCTGGTCGACGTGTGCCGTACGGCCGGGCTGGTCGTCCACATTGTCGATGGGTGGGAGCGCCGCGCCCGCGGTTCCGGCGGGTACGACCAGGGCCGCCCGACCCATGTCATGGCCCATCACACCGCGTCGGGGCCGGGGTCGGACCCTGACGGCGACGTCGCCTACATCGCCACCGGGAGCGAAAACGCACCCCTGGCCAACCTGTACCTGTCGCGCACCGGTGAAGTGTGGGTGGTCGCCGCGGGGGCGACGAACACCAACGGGTCGGGGTCGGCGCCGTGGCCGGACGGCTGCCCAGACGACGAGATGAACACCCATGCGATTGGGATCGAAGCGGCGAACGGTGGCACCGGTGAACCGTGGCCGTATGTCCAACAGGTCGCCTACACCGCCTTGTGTGCCGGTCTGTCCGCCGCGTACGACATCCCGGCGGACCTGGTCCGCGCCCATTTCGAATGGGCGCCCGGGCGCAAGATCGACCCGGCCGGCCAGAGCATGTACGCCGCCGGGTCCGCGTCGTGGCAGATGGACCTGTTTCGCGCTGACGTCCGCGCCGGCGACACCCCCGAACCGACCCCGCCCACCCCCACCCCCGAACCAGCAGACGAGGACGACATGGCGTTCATCATCATCAACAAGACGACCGGGCAACCGGCGTTGGTCTACGGCGACGGCAAGGTCACCGGGCTCGACGGCGGATCGTTCGCCGCGTTCGACGCGAAGTACGGGCCGGCGATCACCGTCGAAGACGTCACGTTCACCGACTTCGCCAACAAGGAAGGATGAACCGTGGAACAGATTTCGCTGAACACGATCGCCAACATCATCACCGCCGTGTGTGCGGTGATCCTGACGATCAAAATCCTGTGACGTGACCGCGGTGGACGTCGACCAGCTCGACCCGCGCCACCGCGCCTACCGCAACGACGCGACCCTCTGGGTCTGGATTTTCTACGGTCTGAGTCAGGCGACGATCACGATGCTGATGGCGTTCGACGTGATCAAGACCCTGACCGCCGCCGAAGTGTGCACCGCGGTGACCCTGATCGTCTACGTCGCGGTGAACGAACTGGTCGTGCGCCCCGGCCGCCGACGCCGGCCGCCGCCGAAGCCGGTCGACGTCCCTGACGATGTCACACCCCCGGTGTAGCGTTCCGGCTACAACCAGGGACGTCACCCCGTCGGACCACAAACCACGGATCCATAACGCCCCGTACAACGCCCCCCGTCGCCAAGGGCTTGCGCGGCGGGGGGCGTTGCGCGTCCGCTGGTAAATGGACGGTCAACTGTCGGCTACGGTCGGCGGTTCTTCGACCGATCGTGCGCCCGTCCCGCCCGGACCCCGCGGCCCTGACGCCCCGACCCTCACCCAGCCGAACGGCGCCCCGATCCGCGGCGCGTTATGTCCGATCCGGCGCATCACCCCTGCTCAGATGGTGTGTTTGCTGCGCCCATAACCAGACTTATGTCACCAAACGACCCCGCCGGCCGGAGCGGGCGCACGATGCCCCGAACAAGCACCGCGCGCCCGCTACCGTGCGCTCCAACCAGGGTGTTAGCGCACCTTGGCTGGTTCGTCGGCACCGTCGACGATCCCCAACTGCATGAAAGGAATTCGGACCCATGCCAACGGACCGAACCGTACCCCGAACACCCCCCGCAACCACTGACACGACGCAACTACTGCTCCCGTTCCTGGCCGCCGACGACGTCGCCACGATCGACGCCGCCCGCGCCGCCGTCGACCGGGCCCACGGCAACGCCCTCGCCGCCCGCCGGTTCCTAGAAGCCGACGAGCTAGAACGGCTCGGCGCCCAGCTGGTCGACCTGCTCAACCGCAACGCCGCCGCCGTCAGGGCCACGTCATGAACGCCCCGTACGTCACCGACTGGCAGACGATCCGCGAACTGACCCGGTGTCTGCCCGACGACCTCGGGACGACGGCCCGCCTGATCTACAACCTGATCGGTGGGCACGCCGACATCGAAGGCGTCGCCTACCCCAGTTGGGCACGGCTCGCCGCCGAAGCCGGTGTGCATCGCGGCACCGTCTGGCGTGCCGTTGAAGAACTCTGCGCGGCCGGGGTGCTCGCCGTCACGCCGGGCGGCGGTCGCCGCCCCAATCTGTACCGCCTGATCGACTTCAGGTTGTCCACACCCGTCGCGCCAGCGCGACGGGTGACCGGTCGCGCCAGCGCGACAGACCGGTCGCGCCAGCGCGACAGACCGGTCGCGCCAGCGCGACCCGAAGAAGACATAGAAGAAGACATAGAAGAACGCGCTTGCGCCTGTGGACAACTCTGCCCCCCTGCCAAATGGCGTTGCACCGATTGTCAGAGTCGAATTGATACGAACGACGCCGCGCTTGCCGTCATGCTGCGCTGGCGCGATCGGCCGGTCCAATGATTCGGGACAAGTGTTCGCCTACCATTCCATGGTATGGAGCAACTACCGCTCCCCGGCGAGTACCTGACGGGATCGGTCGCCCGCCCGCCGAGCACCGCACGCCCGCAGATCAACCAGCTACGGGCGTCGGGCTACTCATGGCAGCGGATCGCCTCACGGTTGAACGTGGACGGGATCGCCACCCCGACCGGGCGCGGTCGGTGGTGGGCCGCGTCGGTGTACCAACACGCCAACCCCGAACGCCACGCCGACAAGATGCGCGGCTACCGAGCACGCCACCGCACCGGAATGTGACCCCCGAAACCGGCGTGATCTTGCGAGTAAGGATTGGGCGATGAGCGACATCCCGCCCGACGAGATCCTGCCGTGCGGCTGCGTGATCCGCTGCGCCGTGGTCGAGGGCGTGTGAGTGGCGTGATCTTCGGACCTGACACGTGGTGGAAGCAGTATCCGCTGGCCCGTCCGCTGGACGAGGAGGCGGGCACCTGGCTGGTCGTCATGCCGCTGACGTTCGGGCGCGGCCGGGTCTGCATCGCCAACGAAGACACCCCCGGCATCGAGTTCTATTGAATGCCGACGATGGGCGCTGCGGTCGCAGCGTGGGAGGCGTGGGACGACGGCAAGCCGACCGGCTGGGATCGGTGCTTCGTGGACGGCGAGATGAGGTACCCGGCGTGATCTTCGGACCTGAGTCGTGAAGGGTTCGGCTACCCGCCGCGGGTACGACGCGGCATGGCAACGGCTGCGCCTGGTCGTGCTCGAGCGTGACGGCAGGGTGTGTCGCTGGTGTTGCGGGTACGCCGACACCGTCGACCACGTCACCGCGCTGGTCGATGGCGGAGCTCGGCTCGACCCGACGAACCTGGTCGCTTGCTGCCGTTCGTGTAACAGTCGGCGCGGTCAGGCCGTGTCGGCCCGCCGTGGCCGGGGACTGACGCCCGGCTCCGGGTCGTCGGTGGTGGTGGCGTGATCGCCGCGCTGTACGTGATGGGCGACGGGGTGTACTCGGGGCACGACGACATCGACGTGTGGGACGTGGACCGCGACGCCCGCCTGTATCCCGGGCCGTGGCCGGTCGTCGCGCACCCGCCGTGCAACACCTGGTGTCAGCTGGCGTCGGTGAACCAGGCTCGGTGGGGCCGGATGATCGGGGACGACGGCGGCACGTTCGCCGCTGCCCTGGCCGCCGTGCGCCGGTACGGCGGGGTGCTCGAACATCCCGCCTACTCGATCGCCTGGTCACGGTACGGGCTACCTGTCCCGACGTTGGGCGGGTGGACCCAAGCGCTGGGTGACGCCGGGATGTCGACCGCCGTGTGTCAGTCCGCGTACGGTCACCCCGCCCGCAAGCTGACCTGGCTGTACGCCGTGGGTGTGGAACCGGTGGCGCTCGACTGGCGTGACATCCCGGGCGTGGGTGTGGTCGGCGCGGGGGTGAACACCGGTGCCAGCGCCGGCCGGCCGCGTGTCCAACGTCGCGCGGCGAACGCGACGCCGCCCGCGTTTCACGACGCGTTGGTCGCGCTCGCGCGCTCGGCCCGAAATTTTTTGGGGCGCGAAGATCGGTTGGAC